AGTTTAGAACGCAATCTATTCGTATCTTGGATCAGTACATAGAAGATAAAACAGATATGAAAATGTTATTTGTTTTAGATTCTCTTGGCATGTTATCTACAACAAAAGAAATTGAAGATACAGCTAAAGGAGCTGAGACTAGAGATATGACTAGAGCACAATTAGTGAAAGGTGCGTTTAGAGTTTTAACACTTAAACTTGGTAAAGCTGGAGTTCCATTAATCGTAACAAATCATACTTACGAAGAAATGGGATTATTTGCTAGAAAAGTTATGGGTGGAGGAAGTGGTCTTAAATATGCAGCTTCATCTATTATCTTTTTATCTAAAAAGAAAGAGAAAGATGGAAAAGATGTTGTTGGTAATATTATTCATTGTAGAAATGAGAAATCAAGATTGACAGTTGAACATAAAATGGTAGATGTCATATTAAGATATGAACAAGGGTTAGATAGATATTATGGATTACTAGACTTAGCGATCAAGTATGGTATCTTTAAACAAACATCTACAAGAGTTGAGCTACCTGATGGTACAACACAATTCGGTAAAACAATTAATAATAATCCAGAGAAGTATTTCACAACAGAAATATTAGATAAATTAGACGAAGCAGCAAAACAAGAATTTTTATATGGCAACGAGACTAGAACAGACAATACTCAAAAACCTGATACAGAATGAAGAATATACTAGAAAAGTATTACCTTACATAAAATCAGAATTTTTTTCAGAAAGGGACGAGGAGTTTCTATTTAAACAAATTAGAGAGTACTTTTTAAAGTACAAATCTGTTCCTACGCCTGAAGCTTTAATCATTGACATTGATGAACAAGATAATGTTGATGCTCAATTACTTCAAGATACAATGATACTTGTCGGTGAGATAAAATCTGATACTGCAAATACACCAAAAGAATGGTTAATTGACTCAACAGAGGAATGGTGTAAAGATAGAGCTGTTTATAATGGAGTAATGAGTTCTATTGAGATTATTCAGTCTGATGGTAGTAAAGGAGAAATTCCAGATATTTTAAGAGACGCGTTATCAGTATCTTTTGATACAAATATCGGACATGATTTCTTAGATGATTGGGAACCACGATTTGATTTTTATCATACAGAAGAAGAAAGAATACCTTTTGATTTAGATTTTATGAATAAGATTACAAAGGGTGGATTACCGAACAAAACATTAAATATTTGTATGGCTGGAACAGGTGTTGGTAAATCTTTGTTTATGTGTCATGTTGCTTCGAGTTGTTTAGTTCAAGGGAAGAATGTTTTATACATCACTTTAGAAATGGCTGAGGAGAAGATAGCCGAAAGAATAGATGCTAATCTATTAGACATATCATTAAATGATTTGAACGATTTACCTAAGGCAATGTATGAGAAGAAAATTAAAAGAGTTCAAGAGAAAACAAAAGGTAAATTAATTGTCAAAGAATATCCAACAGCTTCAGCTCATTCAGGACATATTAGACATTTATTACAAGAATTAGATTTAAAGAAAAGCTTTAAACCTGATATTATATTCATAGATTATTTAAACATCTGTGCTTCATTTAGAATTCGACCTGGTAGTAATATGAACACTTACACTTATGTCAAAGCTATTGCAGAAGAAATGAGAGGACTAGCTGTAGAGTTTAATGTTCCGATTATGTCTGCTACTCAAACAAATAGGGCAGGATTTGTATCTACAGATATAGGATTAGAAGATACAGCAGAAAGTTTTGGATTACCAGCGACAGCTGATTTTATGTTTGCTTTAATATCTACAGAAGATTTACAAGAATTAGATCAAATTATGGTTAAACAATTAAAGAATAGATACAATGATCCAACATATCATAGAAGATTTGTTTTAGGTGTTGATAGAGCTAAAATGAGATTGTTTGATTGTGAACAATCAGCACAAGATGAATTAGTTGATATTGGACCTGTTATGGATAAGACAGCTACAGGTGAAAGAATTGCTGCGGAGAAAGTTGACGATTTTAAATATTGATAGTTGATACCGCGGGTACACTTTTGATATAATATAGACATGAGTAATAATATAAATGAACAAATAAAAGAGAGACATTTCGAGGAAGCACTTGAATTGAATCGTCTTGAATTGATTGCGGAATTAGAAATGGGAATTTACGAAGCTTCTTATAGAAGTTTTGAAGATTTGGCTGAGGCCGTTGCGAACAAGAGATTTAATGAAGGCCCCGATGGTCCTCAATAAAGAGTATGAAAGAAAACAAAGAAACAACTGTTAAGTTGGAACATATAGCGACTGGTCAACAGAAAGATATCCCTATCACAAATAGAGAGTATCTACTACTTACTAACAACTTCAATATAGATGCAGCATCAGATATGGCGTTTCAGTCTATGATTGATAGAGGTGTTTTAGATGATGAATGGCATCTAGACTTCTTTTTTGAAGGTGTGTATCTTGGAAATCAGTTAAGGTCTCATTAAGAAGATGAATGTAAGACAAATATTTTTAGACCAAGACGGAGTTTTGGCCGATTTTGAATCGGGTTTGACGAAAGCTTTAGGTTATAAAGTTGATCTAAAAGATAAAAAAGATGTTTATGAGGCTGAAAAAAGAAAATTGACAGCTCAAAGACTATTTTTAAATCTTGATCCTTTACCTGATGCTTGGAAGCTAGTAGATTATTGTATGAATTCAGGTATTCATACAGAGATATTAACAGCAGCAGGAACAGTAAATAGAACTCTGGTAATTCAAGACAAAATTGCTTGGATAAGAAGGCATGTACACCCACATTGGATAGTTGTTCCTACATTCAAAGGTAGTCAGAAAGCAGCATTTGCACATAAGAAAGCTGTCTTGATTGACGATAGACAACGAAACATTGATACATGGGTAGAAGCTGGTGGAATTGGTATTCTACATAAGACAGCAGATGAAACAATAGAGCAATTAAATGACATTATCACAGGATAAGAAAGGTCTCATTAAAGAAAAACCTTTAATGGATTTACTCAATACAAAAGTTGAATTGAAAAAAGAGCTTATTTTGCTTAAAAAACTACACGAATCAAAAGAAAGACAACTGGAATTATTAGAAAAAATAGAAGAAATAGACCAGTTTCTTACAGAACATAAAATTCAAAAATAGAAAGAACATAAATACTGATTATGAGGTCATTCAGACAAATAATCAGCGAACAGTTACCTAGTGATAAGTTAGACAAACTTACTCATAATATTCCGCTCTCTAAAAAGAGACTTAAAAAATTAGCAGGAGATTATTCTGCTTTTGAAGATTTTGATTTTGATAGTTGGCAATCATACCCATTTCCAAGCAATTCATCTAAAATTGTTATACATGAAATTCAATATTTAATTGGATTACAAGAATTCCGTAGTCAATGGGAAAAAGATATGATGATGCATGACACAAAAGTAATAGAAGCATTCAAAAATTATCTAGAAAAACACGAATTAGAAGTTGATTTAGAACCAATTAAAGACTTACAAGACCAATCTAATCCAGTTATATTATCACTTAAAAGATTTTACAACCGACCTAGACCAAAAGATTTAGCTAAAAAGTTAGGTTTAGACTTTTCATTTTTTCCATTAAAGACAGCAGAAACACCTTCTTATCCATCAGGACATGCAACACAAGGAAGATTAGTGGCTAAATTAATAGCTGATGAAGTTCCATTTAAACATAGAGCAGATATAATAAGAATTGGAGAAGATATGGGTGAAGGCCGAATGATAGCAGGAGCACATTATCCTACAGATACAAATTTCGGACACTTATTGGCAGATGAATTATACAGATTAGCAAAAGACCCTAAAAAATCAGAATTAACTTTAGAAATGACTTTAGGAGCTATGCAACAACAAGTAGCAGATTTAGATAGTGGTTTAGAAGTTGTATCTAATAAAAGAAGAATCGGGAATACAGGAAACTTGACTTCAAAGCAATTTGCTGATAAACTTGATAAAGATATGGGAGCTACAAATATTAAAATTATACAACCATTACAAGGTAAGAACCAAAGTTCAGCATTTGATATGTTTGA